CTCGGTGCTGCACAGAATCAGTTGACTGCGTCCCAGGGTCTCCTGACCGAGGAAGAACGCACGAAGTTTAGGAAGAGAGTGGAGAAGTACGGCACCAAAGTAGAGGAACTAGGCCTGCAGCTCCAGGTTGAATTAAAAACCGCAGCCGATAACGCCAAGCTGCTGCGGCTTGCCAATGAGAAGCGCCTCGCCACTATTGACTTGGCTACCGCAACCCGAGAGAGAGCGGCTGCTACCTCAAGAGGGGATACGGACGCAGCGAAGGTGGCTGCCGACAAAGAAAGAGAGTTGAGGGGAAGGATTATCTCCCTGACTGAGCAGGAGCTTGAGGCCAAACACACGCAGAAGGACATCCTAGATGCGACAGCAAAAGATGAGAAACGCAAGGCGGATGCAGCCCGGCTGGGTGCCGAGTCCGCTGCTGCACAGGCTGGACTGGAAAATCTACAGAGAACGGGGCCGATTGCTGACCCGGCACTTGCTGGCAAGGTCGCTGCTGGAGGCACGGGCGTACTCAACAGAGAGCGGATCGCGTTTCTCAAGGAGCAGATACGCCTCAATGAGAAGCTGGCAGAGACCAATAAGCAGAGCGCCGAGAACGCCCGCATAACGGACCCTAATAAGGTTGTGGGGTTTGAACAACGAGCGAGAGATGCAGACATCGCGGTGTCCTCTTTGCGATTCCAAGTCGATCGGTTGCAGTCGAGTATATCTGATGCCCTTGGGGAAGGGTTCAGCTCCCGCAACTTTATCAGTGGCTTGGAGCAATCTCAGCAGTCGGTGACAAACCTGGCTGCCAGTATCAACACCACGCTCGTTGATGGTGCTAATAGTGCTGGGGACGTGGTTGCCCAGACGTTCGCAGAAATGTTTGACAAGACACTCAGGGATGGAAAGGGGTTTGCTTCCCAGATGAAGTCTGTTCTGAGGAGTATTGGAACAGGAATAGCGGGCGGAATTGCGAGAGCCGGAACGAACATCCTGATAAACTCTATTGTTGGGACCTTTACAGGGGGTAGTACCACATCTACCCCTATTGTAGGGACGCCTACGCCGCAGGCACATGGCACTTCTAGTCCGACTATGTTTAGCGCAACGGGAGGCATTATTCGGGGAGCCGGGACAGGTACCTCAGACAGTGTTTCTGGAGTCCTGGTTAACTCCTTTGGCGCCCCTACTGCAGGCATCCGTGTATCTACGGGGGAATCCATCCTCAACGCGGCCGCAACACGCCTCATCGGGGAGAGCGGAATCCACAACATAAACCGCAATGCTATACTGCGTGCGGCAACAGGCGGGGTCTTTCATCCTAGTACGGGCTCACGTACGGGCAATATCGTCGCATCCACCCACGAATTTTCTGCTAAAGTCTCCATAGAGGGCAAAGATTTGAGCGCGAGCCAGCTCGCTAATCTCGATAGAGTGGTTCAGCGGAAGATATTGGCAACGGTTCAGGAAGAGTCACGTCCTGGCGGCATACTGACACAGGGTAGGTAAATGGCAGGCGAACTATTACCGATTGAACCGGACGAGCAGGTAAGTGCGTCCTTGGACTCTGCTAGTGTCTCTACAACTCAGTTAGGGGACGGCTACGTACAGGCTGTGGAGAAGGGAATCAACTCTGATGGGGAGACCTACCGGCTTTCATATAGGAAACGGAGGTGGGCGGACGTCAGCACACTGAAGGCGTTCTTTGCAGCGCATAGGGCAGTGTATTTCACGTGGGCCCCACCAGGCAGCGCTACGGTGCTGAAGTTCCGTTGTGATAGTTACGAGACACCCTCAAGTGAGTTCTCTTCCGGGCTAGATCAGGCGCTCTCTGTCTGGGCCTTATCAGCAGTTATAAAAAGGACGTTTGATATCTGATGCCCATTCAAGCGGATTTTGTAAGTACTTCCCCGGGCCAGCTTGTTGACCTGTTCACTATTGATATCAGCCCTATTCTCGCAGGGGCTACACCTCTGACGTACACCAACGGCGTGGACAGCAACGAACAGTCCATCGTCTTTGCGGGTGTGACCTACACAGCTATCCCTGTCAGCCTTTCTGGGCTTGAGAAGAGAGGGGATGGCACTGCCCCGCGGCCAAGGTTTACGGTGGGCAACCCTGGTGGGATTGTGAGTGCCCTCTGTGTGACCTACCAAGACCTCATCGGCGCCAAGGTGTCCAGGAAGCGCACGTTTGGCAAGTATCTCGATGGCGGGGCGAGCCCAGACGTGACAGCGTATGTCGAGGAGGTCTACTTGATTAACCGGAAGGTTTCTGAGGAGCGCGAGGTTGTTGCCTTTGAGCTGTCTACGGGCGTGGACTTCCAGAACGCATTGATACCTGGGAGGAGAATGTTGAACAACTTCTGCTCTTGGGATTACAAAGGCGTGGCTGATGGCGATCCCGAGCAAGGCTGTATATGGGGTAGTGGGGTATGGACAGGCCCTGCCTCAACCAACTTTTATGACGAGAACGACAGTGTTGTCCCTACGTCTGCCAATGACGCATGCAGCAAGAAGCTGTCCGGGTGCAAGGTCCGATTCGGGGATACTACCCTCTTACCCATTGGACTCTTTCCCTCGTTGAGGCAGCAAAGGTGACCCGAGTTGGGGCGGATGTGTACGACGCACTCATGGAAGTTGCGGAGAAGGCCTTCCCAGAGGAAGGCTGCGCATTCGTTATAGATAACGGGGTGAGCCTCATTGTCATTCCCTTGGAGAATAAGAGCCAGACGCCCAAGGTATCTTTCTGTGTCGACCCTGCAGCGTATATCAAATACCACGATAGCTTGGTGGCAGTCATGCACTCTCACCCTGGCGGAGGGTGTCTCCCCTCGGAGGAGGACCGCGAGGGATGCAATAGTGCAGGAGTGCCCTACCTGATTGTGTCGACGCCAAGCGGCGAGGTGTACCGATTGCGCCCTGATGGCTGGAGCGCCCCCTTTGAAGGCAACAAGTATTGCTATGGATTGTTCGATTGCTTCTCCCTCGTACAGGATTACTATCGCGTAGTGCTTGGAGAGGTGCTTGAGTGCGTACGCCCGTCTCTCGACGGGTGGACAAGTAGGGGCGGTTGGATGGTACAGAACATGTACATGGGGATGGGATTCAAGGAAATACCGCAGGACGCGCCACTTGCTCATGGGGATGTACTGCTTCTGAGTGGGTTTGGCAGCAGGATGCATGGGCACTTCGGTGTGCTGACAGACAGCCTCCACGTGCTCCACCAGGAGCCTTGTGAGCTGAGCCGCATGGACTCGTATACGGATGTCCTGAAGAGGATGACGAAGAAGGTGTATCGATATGAAGGTTGAGGTCAAGGTCCTTGGTGGACTTGCTGTAGATCACCACGTCTCTGGGCAGTACGACGCATCTTGCCCCGGGGAGCTGCTGAGGATTCTGGACGCCAATAGCCCGGGTATCGTACGGGACGTGATGGTCCAGGGCTACTGCCTCATAGTAGGGGGTGAGGAGGTTACTAAGAGCACCATCGGGCTACCGTTCTTTGAGCGGGATGTTGTGCTATGCCCTCGGGTAGGGGGAAGGGTGCCTAGTGCAGCCGCGATATACGACGCCTTTATAGCGTACATAGTATCTATCGGCATCAGCTATGTAGTGAACCAACTCTTCCCTGTGAAGTTTGATGAGGTCAAGGCTCAAGACGGTGGCAAAGTCAGTGAGTACTTCAATGGTGCCGTCAATACGTCCTCCGTGCACAGCGTCGTACCACTCTGCTATGGTGGCCCAATACGGGTCGGAAGTAAGGTTATCAGTGCCTCGGTGTTTACTAGGGACCTCGCCGACCGCATCGTGAAGGCGGATGAGATAGCCTACGCTGATAACGTGCGTGCTGTAATGGAGAACGTGCTGCTGCGTGGCCTTGCAAACACCAGCTTCGACCCTACGCTCACCCTCCCAAGGGACCAAGCAGCACTACTTACTAGCAGCATACAGACGGAGGATCTCCCAGGGGTTGTGGACGTCCTCGTTACGTTTGATGGGTCGATCCCGCCCGCAGGCATAGCAGGCACATCCGGCGCCATCTTTATTAACGTGCCTGACCTGTCCATCATCGACCCATCACTGGGCGTGGGCGGCCCACTTCCGCCATACTTCCTGGACAACGCTGGGAATTTGACGCATCTCAACCAAGCGTCCGCCACGTACCCAGCACTCACGACGGAGATTTCCCAAGCACTATCGGCTGGCGCTGACAGCACCAAGACAGGGGTTTTCCGCTACAAGACGGTACTGTTTGATGATGCTGATGGGCATTTTCCAGTGGGTACCGGCACGGAATCTGCTGGCCCGACCGGCCCGGCCAGAATAGACATCGCCACAATATATCACCTCCCCGTGCCCCCCACGCAGTTTTCGGTGGACATCCTACTTGTCTCTAGGGGGAAGACGTTCGTAGCAAGGAGCTCCTTAAATAGGGATGCGGCTTACTACGGCCCGGTTGGTGTCTCTTCTACTGGAGTCTCTGGCCCACAGGGGATTGCGTGGGCCTTGGTAGCTCAGGAGACGTCACTCGCATCGGAGTCCATAGTGGAGACTATAGATGCACTCTGTGAAGGGCCAATCTACGGGTACGCAGGGGGATATGAGGAGTCCACGTATATTAACGGGGTCCCACTCAGGAGTCCCACGACAAGGACACTTGCGTACAAGAATGTAGAGACTGAGATGCGCAAAGGGACGCTCACTCAGGACAACTTCCCGAGGGTACTAGGGCCTGGTACCGGATCGACGTTTGGCGTAAACACGGTACTGCTGTTTAAGACCCCCATAAGTCGTAACGTCTCTACACTCACGACAGACATCGTGGACATAGCAGTCACATTCTCGTCCCTGTTCGAGTCACTCTCCGACGGGGCAATATCGCCACGTGCAGTTGATCTATCTATCAAGGTAAATGGGACGAACGTAAGGGGCATGGGGACCCGGCTGCATATTGCTGGGTCGAACACAAATCAATTCAAGCGTGCCTACCGTATCACGCTTGCTCAGTATGGGCCTCCACCCTACACGATCACTGTTGAGCGCCTAACAGAGGATGCTACTAGCCTGTTTGTCAGTGACAAGGTGACATGGGAGGGGTATACAGAGTATGAGGCGGACAAGCTCTACTACCCACACACAGCCCTCGTACGCACCGTGGCTGACTCCAAGAGCTTGGGCGGAGACCTCCCCGCGAGAGCGTGGCTGATCAAAGGCAGAGAGGTATTCGTGCCCAATGGGTATACCCCAGGCTATCAGCAGGCCGATGGAACGTGGGTCGCAGCAGTGTACCCTGGAACCTGGGATGGAACGCTAGGGCCAGTTCGGAAGTGGACGGCGAATCCGGTATGGATTTACTACGATGCTGTCACCAGTACGCGTGCTG